AACAAAGGCTTCCATCTGAACTTCACCAAAACCTTTAGAAGCAAACAGCTCCGACATGGTTCCTGATTTGTTCGGACCTTTACCAGCAGGGTGACCAGTCACCGTGTAGTTAGACAGAACAGGAATCAGTTCCCGTGCACGCTCAGGATCGCTTAGAGCAAGAGTTTCCCATGAAGTCCTTATAGCTTCAACAGAAGCCAGGTTACCACCGCCTTTAGTTTTAAGATTGTCATAAAGACGAGGAGCAACAGTACGGAAGTTGTCCAATGCTTTCACAACAGCAGTAGGATCACCAGTACGGTAAGCCAAGAACAAAGAGTTCTTAGCTCCTTCTAACTCCTCAGTGTTACGCTTTTGTAGATACTGTTGGGTGTACTGCTGTTGTTCAAAGTTGATCTGCTTATCAAGCTCAGGAACAAACTTAGTAGCCAGCACCTTAGCACTCAACCCAGCAGGGTTGTTAGCTTTGAGCCATTCAGACTTGATATACTTAGCAGCCAAGCTACGCTGCTCAGGCGTAAGGTTAGGATCGTTAATCCTGAACGGACCATCAGGACCTTGCAGCTCTGTGGTGTTTTCAGACAGTTCAGTAATCAGGTGAGGACCAAACCCTTGAACAGCCTCTGTCATAGCAGACAGGTGCCATTGCTGTTGGTAGAATCCTGAACGCTTACGAACAGCATCCTCAGTCAACGCATTAGGGGCTTGTTCAGCAAGCTTGCTCAGAGTAGTGTGAACCTCTGCACTGCTGTCCAGAGCTTGATCTACCTGAGCTTTGTCTTGCTCTAAAGCTTCTGCAGGTTGATTAAGGTAGTCTTCCATTGCCTTTGCACGCTCGCTTTCAGCGTACAACTCGACACCTTGTTTAATACTTTTTTGAATAGTTGGGCTAAGATCAGCAAGAACACCTAGCTCATAGCGAGCGTTAGAGTCTTGAATATCACTAACCCTGCGCATTTCTTCAATTTGCTGAGAGGCTTGCCTCTCCATTCCACGGATACGCTGTTGTCCCTGCCGTTCAATTTGCTCCGCTTCCTGACGCATACGCCTGGACGGATCAATGACGGCACGTTGACGGAATCCAACGGACTGTGCACTACCTTGATATGGCATGATTTTGGTTGATTAAATTTTGTTAGTCGTCTAAGGCTTTACCAAACGATGTGCCTGCAACAGCACCTTCCATAACTGCGCCACCAATGGCACCAACCAAGGCAAGTTTAGAAGGACCAATACCGGCAACAGGTTTGATGGGATGGAACTCAGGAGTTGGTGCAAGGGGGTTAGCGGGAAGGTTGTTGTAAGCGTCTACATTAGCACTATTCTGATCAAGGAGAATGCCGTACTGTGCAGTACCCGATGCCATGCTAGCATCATAGAGCGTTTCTTGAATCTGAGCCATCTCAAATCCAAGCTGACGATCTGCATCCATTGCTTGAAGCAAGAAGGATTGACCGGACCTGCCCGTAGACAATACCTGACCTTGTGCTTGAATAGAAGCTGCCGCAGCAGCCTGTTGATCAAACAGTGCCTTCTTACCTTGTTCGTTTAGTTTACGTTGTTCTGCCACAGAAGCGCGGTTAGCTTCAGCTTGGTTAGCTTGAAGCTGTCTGAAGTAAGCATTTCTAGCAGCGTTAGTAGCATTCAGTTGAGCTTCATAAGCCCTACCTTTTTCTGCTTCTTGAGCTGCCATAATTTGCAGTTGTTGCTGGTATTGCGTTTGAGCAATAGCATTAGAACGAGCTACAGCTGCTGCTTGTTGTTGGTGTTGACCAACAGCTTGCATAGTTCCAAAACCAGCTGTTGCTAAACCTAAGCCGATTCCAGCTGAGATGGGATCGCACATAATTTCATAAATTCAATAAGAGGAACACCATTGATAACATAGTACCTAAGAAACTTAAACTTGAGAAGCTTGAGAAGTTTAATGTGGTTCTCGTTCCTCATGTCGGCATGGTTCCAAAGGTATTCATATGGGAGGCTCTGTAACCAGCGCCTCGCTTCTCTAACAAATGTGTGGGGATATTCTTCACTAGCTTTAGTGCATAGCATCCAAATACGGTTATCTGGAGTCACGCCAGCCACACCGGCAGCCTTGCCGTTGGGTACCGTGAAGTACACTGAGAGAGCTGATCGGTAGTGAGACTCCAGGACCGCAGCTTCACCTGTCAGTCCTGTCATCTCTTCTACTTCACGTCTATCTTCCCAACGCAGGTTTTGTCCTACTTGTAAAGCTAGTTCGGGAGTGCATGGTTGAATGTACTTACCGACGTACATGCCGTCTGTTGTCATATCGTCCGTCCCAGCTAGCTGAGACAATAGTTGCGGTAAACGGGTCAGGGATTTTGATAGTCAGTGTGTACTTATCATTCTTTTTGTAGATAGGAACACTGACTGATTTGGAAAGTTTAGAAGGAATAGTATTGTAGCTGCTCAAGTCAGTAATCATGCCAGACTCATACTGGATATGACTAGTAGTTTGATCAGCACTCAGATGAAACTCCAGAGGACCAGAGACACCGAGTTCAAAATTGAAACGAGAGATGCGAAGATCAGCGTCGATGTCATAAGCGCCTCGTTCAATAGCGTAGTAATAAGTAGGAAGCTGAATCTCAGTAGTGTACTTGTAGCCTACAGCAACGTTAACACCAGTCAAATCAATGTTGTTAAACGTAGCATCAGCTCCACTCACACTATCAGGGCTGATCACATAACCAGCATCAGTACCAGCCAACACAACCAAAGCAAGGTTATCACCTCCATCTTGGATTGTGTAAGGTAGAGTCACCGTAGTGTTGCCACCTGTTACGCTAATGTCACCAGCTTCAGGAACAACCATGTTGTCCAGAGTAGCCTCAAACTTACGGCTAATAGTCAAAGGTGATGCAGGATCACCAGAGCCAATAGTATAGCTGCGGTTAGAGGTTGATTCCGTGATTAGCTCATGCCGAGACAGGATGTACTGACTGCCTTGAAGAGTGACAGCATAGAAGTTGCCGCTGCTGAACAGGCTGTGAGCAACGTTACCAGTCAAACCCCAGGTGTACCAGGACGACTGTTCACGACGATCACCACTGCTAAAATATTTGTACTGATAAAGATTGGGATCTCCAGCTTTGTTGTAGCTAACAATACCAGCTTGTGTAGAAATAGCTACATCGTTGACATCGTTAGGGATGAACTCAGGAACAACCCTAGTCTGCTCTACAACTTTAGGAGCATCATACTCGTTACCAAGCACCAGCTCAAACGCCTTAGCGTAAGAGGAGGAGTTGGAAACAAACATAATAGAAGTACCCAAGTCTACAGGAGGAATGTCTCTACTACATTCATAGGAGGACAGTTTCCGAATCTGTGCAGTCTTGGGACCAAACTGCTCTGAGTCTGTAAACAGCATGAACTGTGCAGATTCACTAAAGAATAGCACACCCTTCTGAACAGGCAGAGCGTGGTTAATAATAGCAGGACGAATGTCAGACGTAGCCAAATCAATAGGATCTGAATCGCTGACAGTCAATGCTGAGTTAACAAAGAAATTAAAATAAGCAGCAGGTTGACTCAAGACAAGTTGTTCATCTGCAACAAGACCCAAGCGGTTTCTGTAAAAGAAAAGCTGGGAAATATTTTTGTCAACAAATGTAGGGAGTGGGTTAGTAATCTCATCTCCAGCTTGACGATCTTCCCAGTAATTATCAGGCTCGTTAGTGGGATCAAGAGTAGTAAACGTGAACGTGCCGTCCAGATTATTGACCAATGCGTGAGGCATTGTATCATAATCAAAACCAGCAACAATACCAGGCTGAACAGTTTCATCCCAAATACCACTACCAATGTCACCGTTGTCAGCTATAAACTGGACATAGTAATCATCTTCACCTGCATTCTCTGTGTTAGATACCTTGACGATGTAACCGTCTTTACAGTAACCGGGTAGTTTACTGACGTTCTGTACGGCATCTGTAAAGGCATACATAGCATCACCAGCAACACCACCACGAACGGTGATGCTTCCAAAGCTGGAAGTGCTAGTAATGTACAAACCATTGCCAGTAGCAGTAACAGTAGCATTAGTGTACTTAGCTTCAAGCGCATCCTTAAGAGAACCCAGAAGACTGTCAATGGTGATCACACCTTTTTGGACAGACTTAGGAGTGCGATACACAGCAGCATTGCTGTCAGCATAGCTTTCATAGCTAGTAACAGAGTCAATGGTAACGGTGTATGTTTGACCTGCGACACTGACAGAAATAGTAGTTCCGTTGGTGACATCTTCACCGGTTTCTTGAAGAGTTACTTGAGCATTGTAGCGGGTCTTGTAGCTAGGTGTGCTACCAGAAACGTTAGTAGCAATGATCTGAGCGTTGACAGTAACAACACCCTTCACACCATTACTACCAGATGCAGTGCTGTAAAAAGTTTTAGAACCAGTGTAAGCACCGGGATCACCGGAGGCGTCTTCCCAGGAAGAGCTGCTAGTACCAGACTTAACAACACTAAGAGTTTCTGCTCTGTATTTTGTAGTAGATGTGATGCTAGAGTTACCTAACGAAATCACATACTCAGTGTTGTAGGTGATTGTATCTACAGTCACAAAACCGTAATGGTCTTGGAACGTAGGAGTAGTACGTGCAGTAGCTACAGTAATATCAGGGTTAGCAATAAACGTATAGTCGTTAATAGTCAGCAGACCATACGGTTTGGTTGAACCAGCAGTACGTGCAAGATAGTTAATATCAACACCTGTAGCTACACTGACAGTTTGCTGCGTACCATCCTCAATATCCCATACTAGGATCTCAGGAGTATCAGTAATCTGAACAATGTACTTACGGTCTTGGTCACGAACAATGTCAAACCATTGACCGCCTGACTCAGCATTGGCAAGAACACCAACGTATTCACCAGGAGGACGCTTAACTAGACCAAAGGTAACATCAGGAAGAGCGTTATGACAGGTTCTTAGTTGTCCAGGAAATTTAATAAAATCGGGTTGTTGAGAAACACCACCCAAGAAGTTGGGAATACGTTGGTTAACTGCTGCCATTATCGACTAAGGACTTGGAATGGTTTATAGCTGGTGTAAGGATTCCGAAGGTCACCGCCATTAAACACATTGTACTCAGCCTGTTGAGTGTCATACTCAATAGCCAAAGCACGCAGGGTTTGCTCATCAGTTTGGAGGATACGAACAGTGTCAGTATCACTCACCATACGACCTGCTGCAATACGAGCAGCACGAGCAGTGATGTAATCACGGAATGCTTGTGGAATATCAGCAAACTCATAGAACCAAACAATATCACAATACAGAATATCAACCTCTGTAAATTTAAATGTGTGATTGTATCGGTCGTACAGTTTACCTTCACGGCGGACAACATCATAGTTGTCATTGTGCTTGTACCTATTCACATCTAGCTGCAGTGCAGTAGGAGGAATAACTACTTCATCATTGGAGTCTACAGTGATACCAAATTCATACTCAGTGTTGTAGCTCCAACCCTCTGATTGGACCTCACGGCAAACCTGCCGAAGAGTATTCTGAGCAATAACAACTTCAGGACTTTGGGTATCAAGAGTATTGACCGGAGACTCTCCGACACTCATTAAAATTGAGTTAACAGCATCCAGTTCGGTGGACGTTGCGTAGGATGGGGTTGCCATAAGTATAAAAAAAGGGGACCCGAAGGTCCCCCAGTAAACAACAAAAGTGTTATCAGAAAGCTGCGTCAGGAGTGTTGGTAGCGTGAAGCTCAACACAAGCGGCAGGGTTCAGGTAGTCGGCCCCCATTGCCAAACGTCCCAGGATGACGTCTCCTTGATAGATCACGGACACGTCACCGCTGGTGACTTGCACTTGGGGTCCAATGGTCTCAACAACACCAGCAGCTTCGCGCTGGAAGATCAGGCCAGCCGACTTCGCAAAGGAGGTCGAGTTACCATAGTTGTTGTTGATACCGGTCACAGAGTTGCGACCGTCTTCCACAGACTCACCCACGAACGAGCCGGGGTTGTCAATGGTGGAGGAGGTACCATACTTGCCCTGGAACGGGATGTTCATAGAGCGGTAGATTTTGATACCGGCAATGCTCATGATGCCCTGACCGGACTGCAGGCCAGTGCCTTGCTCATCACGGTTGATCAGAGCGTTGGTTGCCACGTTCTCAACGAGAGCGTAGTACTGGCGGGGGCTGAGGACCGCGACACGGCCTTCGCTACTGACGCCTTTCTCGTCCAGGACAGCAGCAGCTTCAAAGAAGGCAGCCACGATCTTGTCAGAGTCCAGAGCGTCAGCAAGGGCACCAGTACCAGAACCAATCTGAACGGTCGAACCACCGGGCTCAACTTTGCCGCTAGCAGAGATGGGGTGAGCAGCACGTGCACCGCGAGCGATAGCACGGAAGATCAGACGGTCATACTTCTCAGCGAGAGCATAACCGATCTTACGGCTGATTTCACCACGCAGCTCGTAATGAGCAAGGGTCTCATCCAGGTCGTAAACGAATGCGCTGGAGATCAGCAGGTCGTCCACGTTGATGGTCTTTTCAGCCACCGGGGGATCACCGGAGCCGAGGATAGGGGTCCCAGGAGTATGGAACGAGCTATCCATGCGTCCAGTGTAGATGAACTGGAGACTCTTGCCGGACTTCAGAGTCCGCTTCATAACCAGATCACGAGCGATCGTGTTATGCTGGAAGCCCTTAAACATCTCACCAGAGAAGAGCTTCAAATAAAGGGCGTACTTATCATTCGCCCCATCATAGCCAGTACCGGTGCTAAGATTAGACCGGCCTAGCGCAGTTTGGGTAGCGTTAGCCATTGTTAAAAAGAGATAGTTAAAGTAATCAGGTTAGCTCTATACTATCTAGAATATTCAGAGCTTTGTAGGCTCGCCTGTTTCCGAAGAAAGGAAGCATCAGTGTCAGACATCGGCTTACATCACGCTTGTTACCAACCCTCCAACGCCAAGTAGGTTTGACGTCTGGACGTTCACGGTAAGTCACGTATCCGCAATCCATGATATCACGAAACCTATTGATGACATCTTGATCAGTCATCTCGATTTCTAGTTGACGACGTACTGTACCTTCACCTTCGTAAAGACCAGCAGCCCACGCAATTTGAATAGGATCCATAAAATGTTTTGAGAACTTAAGGGCGTCTCAATGCCACAGCTGCGGCAAAGGGTGTCTCCGTAGAGGCCAATGCCAAGGGAAAGGGGGTCCGACTCTGAGGTGCCCCCAATCCGTTTTATCAGAACTTGTACTTCACACCAGCTTTGGTGCCATAGCTGTTGACGTCATCAAAGGCAGCAGACAGCTCACCGTAGATCGAGAGCTTCTCGCCTGCAGCCACAGAGCCGCCCAGCTTGCCGGTAGCGATGGTCTCGCCTTCACCGCCATCAGGGCTGATGTAGGAAGGACCACCTTGGATGTACCAGCTAGCAGCACCAGCTTCTCCTTCGTAACCAACGTGGAAGTCCGTTGCCGTACCATTGTAGTCAGAGCCAGTGAAACCACTGTTAGCTTCAATGTTAGCGTAGGGACCAGCCATGGCAGGAGCTGCAAGACCGATGAAAGCAATAGAGGTGATAAAGGTTTTCATGTTGTGAAATTAACGGTTAGTAAGTTTAATGTAAGCAACGCCGCGATACTTCAACTTAGCCTGCTTTTCAGCCTGCTTTTGTTCCCGTACACGGGCATCCAATTCAACTTTAGTCATCGTTTAGGACCGAAGTACCTGACCCCCGTTCCATGGTCAGGCGACATGCGTCCCCCGAAGGGGATGAACGTGCGTCCTATGCGGCGTACTTACGTTTGTTTGGTTTGGCAGTCTTAGCTGCTTGCTTGAATTGTGCAGCAGTAGGAGCACCTTTGGAGCCAGGCTGACGCATCCGTTCCTTAGAACCTTCAGCGATGCGCTTACGCTTAGCGTGAATGTTAGCATAGAGTCCAGGCTTAGCCATAACTCTTTCCTCCTTTCTTCTTCTTCTTTTTAGCAAGAGGAAGTTGAGGACCAGCTTTCTTTAGAAAAATTTCTTTTTCATTTTTGTTGTCCGTGCTCTTGCCCTTCTCATAGATTTTCTTGCCTTTCATGGCATCTCTATGACCAGGACCAATCTCGAAAGAGGCTGCAATAGTCAACCCCTTCCGACCTTTCTTTTTAGCCATTTACCAGATACCTGGAATGATTTGTCCGGTTAGTGCGTAAGCGCCCAGAGCAGCCATGACGCCAAGCATAGCAAGGCGACCGTTGAGCTGTTCAGCTCGTTCATTGTGGGGAACACCGTAAGGATGGTCAGTCATAATAACAGGAGGTTCAGTAGGCCAGATGTTCGTGTCGTTCATTAGCCGACAGTGGGGGCGGAAAGAGCCACCGGAGTTGCCTCAACAGAAGCAAGGTCCAGAGGGAAGTTGTGAGCGTTGCGCTCGTGCATGACTTCAAATCCCAGGTTCGCTTGGTTAAGGATATCGGCCCAAGAACGAACAACACGTCCCTGACTATCAAGAAGGGACTGGTTAAAATTAAAGCCGTTAAGATTAAAAGCCATCGTAGACACGCCAAGAGCAGCGAACCAGATACCAACAACAGGCCAAGCAGCCAGAAAAAAG